TCCGCTTTGCCGGCGGCTACCAGCGCGACGACAACGGCCAGGTCGACGCGGTCGAGGTGGTCATCCGCGGCCGCCACGAAGGCATCGAGTTCGGCGATTCCGAGGCGGGTTCGGACACCGAGTTCACCGTCACCACGGCCTGCAGCTACTACAAGCTGACCTGGAACGGCGAGGTGCTGATCGAGATTGACCTGGTGAACATGGTCGAGAACGTCGGCGGCATTGATCGCCTGCTGTCCCTGCGCAACGCCATCGGCGCGTAACCCAATCCCACCCCGCGACGGGCGCCACGCGCCCGCTCGCTTTCCCCTGCATCCCCGAAGGAGAGATCCATGAGCGCCACCACCGTCCCCAACGCCCACAAGGCAGCACGCAAGGCCACCATCACCCTGGAAGAGCCGCTGCAGCGCGGCGACACGCAGATCACCACGGTGGACGTCCGCCGTCCCGGTGCCGGCGAGCTGCGCGGCCTCAAGCTGGTGGAGGTGCTGAACATGGATGTGACCGCGCTGGCCACCCTGCTGCCGCGCATCACCACCCCGACCCTGACGGGCGCCGACGTGGCCGCGCTGGATCCGGCCGATCTGCTGCAGTTCGGCATCGAGACGGCCGGTTTTTTCATGACGCGGGAACAGGCGACTGCCCAGGGCTACCCGACCGCGTAGAAGACGCCATGGCCGACGTGGCCAGCATCTTCCACTGGCCACCAGGGGAGATGGACCGCTGGTCGGTCGAGGAACTGATGGAGTGGCGCGAGCGCGCCCGGAAACGCAGCGGCGCCCCCGATTGAGGGCGCCGTTTTCACATACGGAGACCAGGTAGATGAGCGAGAACATGCGGCTGCGCGTCCTGCTGGACGCGATCGACAAGGCCACCGGACCGATGCGGCGCGTGCTGGGCGGCAGCCGGACCCTCACTGAATCGCTGCGCTCGCAGCGCGAGGCGCTGCGCGGCCTCAATGCGCAGCAGCGCGACGTGTCCGCCTTCCGTGAGCTGGCAGAGAAGTCCAAGGCCTCGGCGGCGGCATTGAAGGACCAGCGCGCCAAGGTCCGGCAGCTGGCGGCGGAAATGCGCGGCGCAGAGCAGCCCAGCGAGGAACTGGCGCAGAAGTTCGCTGCCGCCACCCGCGCCGCCGGGCGCATGAAGTACGAGGTCAGCCGCAATGCCGAGCGCCTGCAGGGACTGCGCACCCGGCTGGCCGCTGCCGGCATCAGCACCAGCGAGCTGGGGAGCCATGAACGACGCCTGCGCACCGACATCGTCCGGGCCAACGAAGCCATCGAGCAGCAGCAGCGGCGGCTGACGGCGCTCAATGCCCAGCAGAAGCGGTCGCAGGCGCTGCAGAGCGGCGGTATGAAAGCCACCGCGCTGGGCGCAGGCATGGCCTTCGGCGGTCGCAGGGCGCTGGATGCGGCAGTCCTGCCGGTGGGTGAGGCGGTCGGGTTTGAATCGGCCATGGCCGACGTGCGCAAGGTGGTCGACTTCGACACCCCACGCCAGTTCGCGCAGATGGGCCTGGACATCGAGGATCTGTCCCGTCGCCTTCCCATGGTGCCCAACGAAATCGCCAAGATCGTCGCCGCCGCCGGTCAGGCATCGATCCCGCGCAAGGAGCTGCTGCAGTTCGCGGAAGACGCCACGAAGCTGGGTGTCGCCTTCGACACCACCGCCGAGGATGCTGGCCAGACCATGGCCACCTGGCGCACCGCCTTCCGCATGGGCCAGGCCGAGGTGGTCACTCTGGCCGACAAGATCAACTACCTGGGCAACACCGGCCCGGCCAGCGTCCAGAAGATCAGCGACGTCGTAAACCGCATCGGCGCGCTGGGCGAAGTGGCCGGCCTGCAGAGCGGACCGCTGGCCGCCTTGGGCGCGACGGTGGCGGGCATGGGCATCGAGTCCGAAGTGTCGGCCACCGGCATCAAGAACATGCTGCTCACCCTGTCCTCGGGCGAGGCGGCCACCAAGCGCCAGCTCGCCGCGTTCGACAAGCTGGGCCTCAGCTCCACCAAGATGGCCCAGGCCATGCAGAAGGATGCCGGCGGCGCGATCCTCGATGTGCTGGAGCGGTTGAAGAAGCTGCCGGCGGCGTCGCAGGCGGCCACCATGACCACGCTGTTCGGCCGCGAGTCCATCGGCGCAATCGCGCCGCTGCTGACCAACCTGGACCTGCTCAAGACCAACTTCGACAAGGTCACCGACACCCAGCAGTACGCAGGATCCATGGAGAAGGAATACGCCG